CCCTTCAACACCATTTTCAAAACCCTGTGGTATTCTCTCTGTTGATATGTGTTTGCCTTCTGTGACTCTCTGCTTACTGATAAACGTGTTGTAGAAGTTTGATATAGCAGGCAAGAACACCGCGAAGTCTCTACTCAACTCCCCTAAGTGTTCCTGCTTGTTATTGCTCGTCGTCATTATTGCGCCTGTGCTGGTATGATGTATTGATACTTGCCCAAACCTGAGTCAACAGAGACCTGCATCGCACCCTCGTTAGAGAAGTGTAATGTGACCTTTGCTGAATCCGAAAGTTTAAGTATTTGTAACACCTGTCCTACTGGCCAACTCCAACCTTTGTTAAGTGTTCCCTTAACATCAGTTGCAAATGTAAACTCACCACCATGCGATGCTTGATCACCAAAAGTGAAAATCAAATTTCCATCCTCGGTTCTCACAACGAATGAGTTGTGTTCTGTGTTTGCAGTTGCTTGGAAGTTGAATCTTTGCACACTTGCCACGCTCGGCTCGATCTCAACGTCCCACTTAACACCTTTGAACTTCACGGTCTTAAGTTTCTCGTTGATGATCTCGGCATTCATAAATCTATAATCATTCTTGAAGTCACCCTTTTCGTTCTCAAAATGGATTCCTGTTGGAACTGTTGCACCGTTTCTTTCACCGGACAACACAGATATGTTTGCCTTTTCCTTGTACTCCGGACACTTCAAGTGGATGTCTAACTTACCCATCTGAGGCATACCAAATGTACCCGTCATCTCTGATTGTGGTTTGTGGAAAGACCCTTGTAGGATCACGGATCTGTCTTCTGCCATTGAATCAATTGCAGTCTCCTCAGTGCTACCACTGATTTTGACAAGATCTAGGAATCCCAGTCCATGCGTATGTTTAACGATGTCTTTTAAGATGTCTATCATAATGTTTTAATTGTATATGATATTTAGGTCTTAGTCTAGTGTTATTTCAGAAACTTTGTACACAACTGGATTTTGTTTACCAGGATTACGGAAAATGGCATAACTGGCACCCGGCCGGAATTGATTCATTTCTACAACCTCATATCCCTCTTCCTTTATGATTTTCTCCATTGCTGTCTTGGTATTATAGTTCCAGTAGCCTCTCTTGGCGAGATCTAGTTCTAGATCGTAATGGCAGTCTGCATACTGTATGAAACCATATCCGCCCGGTATAAGAACACGTTTGATGTCATGTAGGTACTGTTGCACATGTTGTTGTGTGAAGAAAACGAAAGTGTCCCAACTGAACACTAGATTGCAACTGTTCTGTGGTATGCTTGAACATTCTGTGTTGCGTGTGGTATAGAACTTGAGGTACTTGTGGTGTCTTGGATTAAACTTTTCTCTTATAATTTTTTCTCTGTCCAACAACACATCCAAGAAGAAGTTCAATCTCCACGACCTGAAATCCATAGAGAACATGCCATCTCCCGGGCCAATTTCTAAACTGTTGTACATGTTTGTTCTAGCGAACTGGAATATCTTGGATTGGACCATTCGTTGTAGGCCAGGATCAACAAACGGTTTTGATGTCTTCTGCCTGAGATCTCTGCTGAACCACTCTAGTGTCTTGTCTAATCTATCTATGACCTCTTTGTTGTTTGCATCAACGGCCAACTCTATGTCTTTGAGTATTTTAAGATTTGAATCTATGAGTGCTTGTAGATCCTCTTTCTTAACTTTTTGTAGTTTTTCTATTAGTAATTTTATTTCTTCTATGCTCAGCATATGGTTATTTAGAAGTCAAACAGTTTGTTAAATGTATTTGTGGTTTCGGTTGACTGTACGTCCCAATCTAACACACCTATAAGGTTGTCTATCTTCTGGTCCAGTATTGTTGCTTCCATGGCATCACCATCAAACGGCAGTTCCTTGAACCATTCTGGAATACGCATTTCATCCACAGGGTATGCAATACTTGTATAACCCATAGGATTGTTTTTAAGTTTACACACAATTACTTTTGCACCATCTGTTATTGGCATACTGTATTTGTCACCATACATCTCTCTGCATCTGTTCCAGTTCATACTTGCCCTAACATGTCCAGGCATGTTTGCTCTGCCTTTGGCTTCCTCGGCCGCTGTGTACTTGGTCATGTTGTTTGCCCTCTTGGGAGAACCTTTCTCCCAGCCCGGCCTTGCTTTGAACTCTGCTCGGAATTCGCTGATCCTATCCAACACATCTTTCTCATCTTTTCCTTGTAGTACCATGTAAAGTATCTCACTCAAGAAATCCTGCACAAATACAGGAGTGTCAGATCTTTTGAGATCGAGACCCATTGCTTTCATCTTGCCTTCCTTACCTTCTACATCGGTACGTTTACCTTCTACATCATAGTATAGAACTGCATATCTTTTCTTTGTAATAAACAGTCCTTTGGATGCAACAAGTTCCCTACCTGCCTTAATAACTTCTCCCCTCGTGCTTGGAGTGTGGAATGCTTTGGTCATGAACGATTTGAATGATCCATTTACTTCTTCTGCTATCTTGTCATACAAGCCTAGCACAGAATCTTTAGTCCATGGAATAAGTCCTTCGTTGATCTCTTTTTGTAATGTCTTGAATGCTGAGAAGTACACAGAGTCAGTGTCTCCATACACCACGCTTTCGCCTTTGTGATCATACTTGCCTGCAACAATCTCATTCACTTTGGCTCCCATGTGTTTAGTGATACATCTTCCAGATAGTGTGACTGATTGTCCAATCCTTATGTCAAAAAATCTACACCCAGGATTTAGTATTGCACCATACAAACTGTTTAGATTAATCTTTTTAACAAGTTGTCTTTTGTCCCAATACTCTCGCTCAATCTCGTTGTCAGCACATTCACGCATTTTTTGTTGCATCTCTTGTCTCTCCGAATACCAACGTTTCAATAAGCCTGGAATAATTGCTTCATACTCGTATGTGAATATTGTGCCGTTTGCACTCAACATCCATTTGTTGTTGCCATCAAATATTATTTCATACAGTTGTGCCGCACTCATACGCACACTGGTCTGGTCTTCCCAGTCCACTACAATCTCTGTGCCTTTCTCTTGATTCATCACTGCAACATATTCCCAACTACCGAATTGGCTGTCCCATGCCGCCGCAAATGATTTCTTGGCGTGTTTGGCCCTGTTGATCTCTGCGGAAGTTATCACAGGTCTTATCTGTCCTATGATGGTTTCCGGTCCCATGTTCAGTGCCCTAATAACACTTGGATACAGTGAGTTGATGTCAATTGATCCTATCCAGTCATGTATGCCTTTTTGTGGAGTTGCCACATAGGCTCCCGCCGCTGGTTGATTCTCTTCGCCGTCTTTTTTGTACTTCCTGCCGGGAACGATCATGCCACGCCTGTGTGTTTCGTTCACAATGGCTTGTTCAGTCACTGCAACCGCACCCATTGTGGTCTGTAGTAGCACAGTGTTTTGGTGTGCTATCTCATTGGCAAGTTCTATGAACTTTAATTTCTTTTCAAGTTTGGCCAGTAGTGCAGTATCTTGCCTGTTGTATTCTATGAATAATCCAAAGTCGTTTTTATACAAGTGATCCAGTGACCCTTCGTAGACTGTTTTTCTTTCGCCTAGTTCGTGTTCTCCTATTGCATCTAATCTAAACGAATGCCTTTCCTCGTATGTGTACTTTCTGTATAATTCTAACAGGTCCAAGTGTACCCTGCCAATTAGATCAAAGCTCAATTGTTCTCTGCCGTATTTTTCAAAAACTCTCTTTCTGGGCTTTTCACCCCAGAAACATAAACGCCTTGTATCATCCCCACTTAGAACTTTCTGTATCCTTCCAACTGTGTACGGAATATCATAACCTTCACTGTTCCACCCTGACAGTATGTCTGCGTCTTCCACTAACTGCAGGAATGCGTCCAGCATGTCTTTTTCTTTTTCAAACAACATGGTGTTGTCAAATCTTTTCGTCAGTTCTTTTGCATCATCCATACTGATCGTTTTTGGCGGAACTGCAAGTGTGACCAGTTGATCCGTCCAACTCATGTAACAACTTATGGCAGTTATGGGCATGAACGGATCGTCTGTTGTTGAGTAACCCCTCTCAGGGTCAAAGTCAACTTCGATATCAAAGAACATTGTGTTCAACTTGGGAGTCTCCTTGCCTAGGTAGTTCTCCTCAAGGCATCTGAACACTGGGTTGATATCTTGTTCATAAAGTTGCTTGTTGGATCTAATCCTCTGCTCTTTGATGAATTCTTTCTGTGTGGCACACTGTACTCTCTGTAATGGTGCCCCGGTCATACTTCTATGTTTGCCCCTTGCGTCTTCGTAGTAGAAAACATAACGGGCATCGTATTCCACGAATACACGACCTTTCTTGGGATCACGTTCTACGACGTATATCCTGTCTTCGTCTTTTTTGTATAGTGCGTCTATGTAACTCATTTAAAAAAATACTCTTATGTTTCCTATTACATTCATTATAGTAAACCATGATGCCAAAAAGCAAGTCCAAATAATTCTCCTACGATATGCCGCAACGGCCAGTGTGGTTGATCCTAAAAGATACAACGGAAAAATCCATTGCATGTCAGGCCCAGGGGAAGTAAAAGTTAATAGTGCTGATCCCCAAATGGTCACGGTAACAGAGAACACTTCCAAATAAAATGCAAGTCTATCTGTGATATAACTTTCTACCCAAAATTCTTTGAGTACTTTTAACACTATAATTTGCCGGCTGTGTTCAGTATGCTTTCTAGGGTGTCCATGTCATCGGCAATGTTTTGATAGTTGCCTCTGTGTGCCACAGATATTGCTTTGTTGATTAGTGCTGGTTTTAGTTCAAGCTCTTCTGAAATTGCTTTTACTGTATCTTTTAAACCACCTTTAAGGTCTTCGACTTCGCCTAGTACTTGTGAGCCTTGTGATATGATTTGGATAAGTTTCTGTTTTTCCGCATCATTGAAGTTTCTTACTGCCATTTGTTTCTCCTGTTGTTATTCAACAAGTATATAACAGAATCGTAAGGAATGCAAATTATTTTTTCTTTTTGGTGTTGACGTTTATCGCTTTACCACGTCTATCTGGATTTGGATCTTTTCTTCTTTTCCTTGCCGCCGCACTTGCCCTACCTTTTTTACCTAGTGCGTGTGCTTTCTTGGCTGGTAAGCATTTTGGTTTACCTTCGCCCTTGCTCTTGCCACCACATGATCCTCTGATTTTACCACCTGGACCCATTCGCACCCATTTGTCTTTGAACCATTTCTTTAAGTCTTCGTTTAGTGATTCGTGTAGTACAAGACCGTGACAGTTAACACAGAAGTCAACATGTTCTTTTTTAACACAGTTGGGTACACGTTTGCCGAACATGGTCTTCATGCCCTTCTTTGTGTAACCTTTCCAACATTTTTCTGTTATTACGTCTGTGATTCTCATTTTTTGCTTTTGTTACCCCAGTTGGCCGCACCTTTTTTACGACACTGAACTAGAGCACCAGAGGCATAGGCTGAAGGCCAAACTTTGTATCTTGATTTTACTTTGTGGTAGCAGGCATCTTGCTTCTCTGCTAACTGTTCGAATTGTTCTTCAGTGATGCCTACTACTTCGTTTACTTTCATAAACTACCTTATTTTTTCTTCTTCTTAGATTTCTTTTTCTTTTTCTTTGGAGCCTTACCACCTATCCATGCCTCGTTGATGTGAGGTGTAGACTTGTCGTCTGCTTTGTATCTGCCTTTAGCTCTTGCTCTCTTTGGCTTCGCTGGCGTGTCGCCACCTGTACCTAAGATTTTTTCTAGCCATTTAAACATAATTTTACCACTTTCTGCAAGACCAATATCTTGCCTTTGTTTTTGGACCTGGGTTTGCACAGTTGTGACGTGCTCTGAAACTCTTTCTAGCCTTAGGATTTGATTTCCTAATTCTCATGGTTGGTCTTTTTGCACTTGTACCGCCATGGCCGAAGTTAACTTTCTTAACGTTTCCTGATTTTGGGTCTTTCACATAAACTTTGAATTTCTTAACATCACCACGCATGGGTTTGTTCAGTGGAACTTTCCTGCCTTGGTACTCTGCGTCAAATAATTCTGTTTCGTCTTCTGGGAAACCTAATGGACCAAGCACTTCTTCAAAGTCTTCGTCCTCTTCGATGTCAAACTCATCAC